GATCCGCGTCCATGTCGGCGGCGGCGTACTACTGGCCGAAGACTGGCCGCCTCGAGGTGCTGGGCACGTTCCCGTCGCGGCCCTCGCTGCTGCATCGCGGTCAATCAGACGGCGTCGCCGATCGCTACGTCGAGATGGAACGACGTGGCGAACTGTCGACGCTCGGCGACCAGACAGTGCCGGTTTCGGCCTGGCTGGTCGCCGTCCTATCGCACATCGAAGGCGAGCATATCTCAGCGCTGACGATGGACCGCTACAAGCAATCCGAGCTCGGCGAGGCAATCGATAGGGCCGGCATCCGTGCGCCGATCGTCTGGCGCGGACAGGGCTTCCGCGACGGCGGCGAGGACTGCGAGCGCTTTCGGCGAGCGTGCTTCGATGGCCGCGTGCGCTCGAAACCCTCGCTGCTGTTGCGCTCGGCATTCGCTGACGCCGTGTGCCTGCGCGACCCCGCGAACAATTTGAAACTCGCCAAGGCCCGCTCGACGGGCCGCATCGATGCGGCGGCGGCGTCCGTCCTGGCCGTGGCCGAAGGGGCGCGCCAGCTGGCGCGCGGCGGGCGGCCTGCCCGCGCGGCGGTGTGGGCATGAGCAAGGTTCATCATGACCGGCGATGGCCGCCGCTGCGGCTCGCAGCGAAGCGTCGCGACGGATGGAAGTGCGTGAAGTGTGGCGGCCGACTCCGATTGGAGGTCGCTCACATCATCAGCGCGAAGGCGCGTCCGGATCTGGCTTACGAGCTGAGCAATCTGCGCACCCTCGATTGGAAATGTCACATCGAGGAGACGCGCGCCGAGCGCAATGGCGATGCCGATCCGCGCCGGCAGGCGTGGCGCGAGCTGCTGAAGGTCTCTCTCAACGGAAAGGAAAACGGCAAATGCTTGAGTCTGTGAAGATTGCACGTCGTCAGTCGGAGATTCGTTCCGCCCTGTCGGCGCTGGTCGGCAAGGAAAGGCCGACGGACGACGAAACGCGCTCCATGACCGACCTGGACAAGGAGTACGCGGCCAACGAAACCCGCTACCGCGCGGCGCTGATCGCGGAGGATACCGAGCGGCGCGACGCCAAGGGCGAGCTGGAAAGCCGCGGCGGCCGGGAGTGGGCCGACATGGTGAGCCGCTTCGAGGTACGGCAGGTCGCCTTGAACCTGGACGAGGGCGCCGCGTTGAGCGGTGTCACGGCCGAGGTCGTGCAGGAGCTGCGCAGCAAGGGCGGATTCCGCGGCATCCCGGTGCCCTGGCTGGCGCTGGAACGGCGCACTGGCGAGACCGTCGCGAGCGGTGTCCCGGACCCGAAGCAGACGCGCCCGATCATCGATCGGCTGTTTCCGGCTTCCGTTGCCGGCCGCATGGGTGCGCAGATGATCGCGATCGATCACGGCCTGGTCGAGTGGCCGGTCGTCACCTCGAGCGTGACGGCGGGCTGGGCCGACGGCGAAACGGCGGCGGTGGCCGGGCCGACTGCCTTCGCCACGACCGACAAGGCGCTGTCGCCGGACAACACGCTCGGGATCACGATGAAGATTACGCGCAAGGCAATGAAGCAGGTCGGCGACGCCCTGGAGCAGGCCGTCCGGCGCGACATGTCGAGCGCGATCGAGGCGGCCTTGGACAAGGCGATTTTCCTCGGCACCGGTGCCAACGGCCAGCCGGACGGCGTCCTGGTCGGCTCCTACGGGATCACCAGCACCGCCGTCGACACCTGGGCGAGCTGGGCTGCTTTCCGAGCGGCTGTGACGCGGTTCATGACCGGGAACGCGGCCAACGGGCCCGGCGATGTGAAGCTGCTCATTCGGCCCGAGATCTATGACTTTCTGGACGGCACGCTGATCGAAAGCACGGCGCTGTCCGAATGGGACCGCCTGGTCAAGAACGTCCCGAATATCGCGATGTCGAGCAATGCCCTCGCGGCACCGGCCAGTGGCCCGCCGACCACCTCGAAGGCGTTGTTGACGACGTCGGCCGGCGGTGTGTCGCCGATCTTCGTCGGCCTCTGGGGCGCCGTCGACATGATCCGCGATCCCTACAGCGACGCCACGTCCGGCGGGCTTCGGCTGACCGGGCTGGTGACGGCCGATGTCACCATCGCAAGGCCGGCGCAGCTGGAGATCCTGACCGGCCTTCAGAACGCGCCGATCAGCTACTGATGACGATCGAACGCCGCGCCGCGCTGCTCGAAATCCGAGCGGCCGGCCGGCGCCTGGTGGGGCACGCCGCCACCTTCGGCGCCGAGGCGCATATCGGCGACTTCGTGGAGACCATCGCGCCCGGCGCCTTTGCGGCGTCGCTGGCGGACGGCGGCGACAAGCTCGCATTGGTCGATCACGATCCCGGCAGGGTGCTGGCTCGCACGAGATCCGGCACGCTGCGGCTCGCCGAGGATGCTCGCGGCCTGGCGTTCGAAATCGACGTACCCGACACACAGGCCGGGCATGACGTGCTCGAGCTGGCAAAGCGCGGCGATGTCGGCGGCATGTCGTTCGGCTTCCATGTGCCCAAGGGCGGCGACTCGTGGAGCGGCGACCGGCGCGAGCTGCGCGCGATCGATCTTCGCGAGATCAGCGTCGTCCTGGCCTGGCCGGCCTATCCCGACACCATGATTGCGGTCCGCAACCGTCCTGCCGAGGCGCCGGACGCGGGATTGCGCCGCGCGCTGCTGCGCTGGAGGCCCTGAAATGGCGGTCACGATCAAGCAAACCGAAACCTCTCCCGAGGCCTATCCCGACTCGCCGGAAGGCCTGTCGGAGGCCGCAACGGCGATCGTGTCGGCCGTCTGGCGCCGGATCGAGACCTATACGGCCTTCCGAACGACCGTGCGCGACGTGACATGGATTGTCGAAGGCTGCGGCGAATGGGTGCCGCCGCTCACGCCCGCGTCGATTGCCTCTGTCGAGGTGTGGCAGGGCGACGAATGGCAGGTAGCCGAGCCGGCATCTTCGCCGCTCGGCGGCTACACGCTGCCCGGTCACGGTCCGTACCGCTTCACCGGCACCGCTGGTGACGATGATGCCGACGTGCCGGCCGATATTCTGGAGGCCGTTCGGCGCCTCGCTGAGTACATGGCGGCCGACGTGAACCCCGCCCATGCCGGCGCCCGTGTTGTCAGCGAGACCATTCCGAACATCATCACTCTCAGCATCGAACGCTCTCCCGCCTGGATGGCGCAAGCGCTGATCAACAGCGGCGCGGCCGACCTGCTGCGCAGATACAGGAGGGCATGAGCATGTGGCCGTTCCCGTCACGGCGCGAGGGTGCGCCAAAGATCGAGCCGGTGATGTTGAAACCTCCCGTCGAGACGCGCTCGGCGGCCTCCGGCTTTACCGCCGAGATCATCCAGGCGCGCGAGGCCTATATTTCCGGCCGGCGGGGCATCGCCGAACTCACGGCGACGGCGCAAAGCTGCGTATCCCTGTGGGAAAACGGCTTTGCCCTCGCCACGGTCAAGGGAGCGGCGGCGCTCGATCGCCGCACGATGGCGCTGGTGGGCCGCTCGTTGGCGCTGCGCGGCGAATCGGTCCTGTTGATGAAGGGCGATGACCTGGTTCCCTGCGCGGACTGGGATCTGCGGACGCGCGATGGCCGTCCGACCGCGTATCGCGTCAGCATCAGCGAGGCCGGCGGCGGCACCACACAAACCGCGCTCGCGGGCGAGATCCTGCACATCCGTATCGGCTGCGATCCTTCAGCGCCCTACTACGGCACGGCGCCGCTCAAGCGCGCGAGCCTCACCGCGGGCATGTTGAACGCCGTCGAGTCGGCCCTCTCGGAAGTGTACGAGCTGGCGCCGATCGGCTCGCAGGTTGTCCCGATGCCCGAGCAACAGGAACAGGAACAGGCGGCGCTCGGGCGTTCATTCCGCGGCCAGCGCGGCCGCGTGCTGTTGCGTGAGTCGGTGACCGTCAGTGCGGCCGGTGGGCCGGCGCCGGCGGCCGACTGGCGGCCGGCGAGCCTGTCTCCGGACCTCGAGGCCGTCATGCCGGGCGAGATGATCGCTGCGGCCCGCGATGCCGTCTGCGGTTGCTTCGGCGTGCTGCCGGCGCTGTTCAATGCACAGGGACAGGGGCCGATGACGCGCGAGGCGCAACGCCACCTCGCGACCTGGACGCTGCAGCCGATCGCGGCGCTGATCGTCGAGGAAGCGAAAGAGAAGCTGGGCGCGGCCATAGAGATCGATGTGCTGACGCCGCTGCAGGCCTTCGACCAGGGCGGTAGCGCGCGAGCGGTTGCAACCTTGGTGCAGGCCGCGGCACAGGCGAAAGAGGCCGGCCTATCGGATGCGGCGCTCGCCGGCATTTTCGCGAAGATGGACTGGAGCAACTGACGTGCGGCAACACATCACGATCGTCTCCGGTGGCGTTCGCTGCGGCACGTCGTTGGGCGTCGCGATGCTCGAGGCCGGTGGCATGGACGTCGCCGGGGCCGGGCCGCCGTTCTACGAGCTGGACCAGGTGAAGGCGGACGCTCGGCTCGTGCTGGGCGATTTCCTGCGGGCCGCTACCGAGCCAGCGTCGAGCCAGCATATGCGGTGGTGGGTCCTGCCGGTCTTGTGGGGTCTCAGGGCGGCCACACGCGGGGGCCGTCGGTTGAGCGTCGACGCTGGATGGTTTGCGACGCTGGACGGGTGCGCCGTCAAGGTGCCGATGCCGCATTACGTGAAGGTCCCGCATGGACCGCATCGAGTCCTGTGGCTCGACCGGAACGAAGAAGCGCGGGCGATCTCGCTTCTACGCCACATGGATCTTGAGGCCTCGCCGGAGCGCCTCGAGGCGTTGGCAAGGTACTTCACGGCAGCTCGCCGGGCCGGCCGCGCCGCCCTGGTGGAGGCGGGCGCGCGGATCCTCGACGTGCGCTTCGAAGACCTGGTCAACGGGGAGACGTCGTGCCGCTGTGCCGTGGACCGGATCGCGGCCTTCCTCGACCGGCCGCTCGATCGGGCCGCCATGGTCGCCCGCGCGGCACAGTATTGCCGCCAACAGAACGACCTCGACCGGATGAGCGACCATATCCCAGGATGGAACGCCAACCCGTTGAACGTGCTGCGCACCATGCGGCGGACGTCGATGGCCGCGCTGAAAGGCGGATAGCAGGTGGGTTGGTCCGCCCGGCGTCATCTTCAGCGCCACAGGACTGGGATCAGACGGTGAGTGCCCGGGGCGCGGGCCCCTAAACCCCGTCGGAGCGTAACGGGAGAGACCTCTGCCGGGTGACGCTCAGAGGCCGGCGTCGAAAGGCGCCGGCCTTACCTCTTGTGCTTGGCTAATCCGAGTTGGACCAGGCGGCGGATGATGTCTGAGCGGCTCACGCCCTCGGCGCCGGCCTTCTCGTCGAGCGCCGCGATCACGTCAACCGGGAAGCGCACGCCAACCATGGGGTCGCGGCCTCCCGAAGGGGGGCGCCCGCGCTTTTTCGGTTTAGCCACAATTGACTTGGCCATAATTTCGGCTTTACCATAAAGGCGAGCCGCACGGAAGTTCGCACCTCCCGCGCGGCTCTAACCGCAACTCGAGCCCTGTAGGAGCCCGAATCATGGCTGTTTCCACAAATAGCACACGCAACACCGTGACCACGACCAGGCGGCAGCTGATCGCCGCTGCAGGCGGTGTCGCCGCAATCACTGCCTTCGCCGCCACCCCCGCCGCCGCGGCCGAACCGCTAGAGAAGCTGTGGGCGGACTATCAGAGCAGGGTCGCTGCCTTGGAGGCGGCAATGGACGCCTACCAGCGGGCCGAAGAATTGGTCGGCTATGATGGGGCGCGAGAGCTAGACCGCGCTGCCGATGAAGCCGTGATGGCGAAATATTGCGCGTTGGATCTGATCGACCAGACGCCAGCGCGCAGCGTGAGGGGGGCGATCATCAAGCTCCGCTCGGTGCACGCCCGCGCCAGTTTCAATGCCGGCTTCAACGATGGGCTGGGAGGGTACGAGTTTGAGGTCGAGGCTTACAAGGTCGCTGCAGTCATCGCAGAGTTCGAGGCGCTGAGCGGCGGTTAGACCAAGAGTTTCCACGGCAAAAACCACTAACTGGAAGTTCTTGCGAGAACTACCAGTTAGTGGTAATTATGGATTATGGCGCGCCCTCGGAACGATTCCCCGCTCGATCAATTCACCTCGACTGAGATGTCGGTGGCGGGTGGAATCACGCTCCGCAACTTCATGCTTCTCAGCGACCGTCGACTGGCACCACTTCCAAGGCGTGCCGCGTTTGGGAAGGGGGTCGCCCGATCCTGGGACACTTTTGCCTTGGGGCAGGTCGCGATCATCGGCGCGCTTCACAAGGCCGGCGCCGGCCTGATCCCTGCAGCCAAACTTGCAGGCCTCGTTGCCGGTGAACAGGGGGCCGCCTATGGCCGGTTCATTTCAGGGTTGGACGCCTGCCACCGAGAGAAGGATTTCCACGCGAAGTATCCTGA